AGGCCCACGACCACGCCTTCATGGTGGCCGGCGCCAACCGCATCGACCTGCTGCTGGATTTGCGCGAGGCCGTGGATAAGGCCATTTCCGGCGGCGCCACCTTGCAGGACTTCCGCCGGGACTTCGACGCCATCGTGGCCCGCCACGGCTGGGCGTACAACGGCGGCCGCAACTGGCGCACGCGGGTGATCTTCGAGACCAACCTGCGCACCAGCTACGCGGCGGGCCGCTATGAGCAGCTGCAAAAGTTGAAGAAGGTGCGCCCTTACTGGCGCTACATCCACAGCGACAGCGTGCAGCATCCGCGCCCGCTGCATGTGGCCTGGCATGGAAAAATCCTGCACGCGGATGACCCGTGGTGGCAGACGCATTACCCACCAAATGGCTGGGGCTGCCAATGCCGCGTCGAATCGCTGGACGAGGCGGGCCTGCGCCGGCACGGAAAGACCGCGCCGGATGCCGCACCGTCGGACGGTACGGCGCTGGTGACCGTAGGCAAGCGCGGCCCCAACCCGCAGGTTGTCGAAACGCCAAACGGCGTCGATCCCGGTTTTGGCTATGCGCCGGGCCGAGATGCTTGGCTACGGCGGCAGGCCGGGCATGTTGAGCAGCGCGCCACCCGGTTGCCGCCAGAGCAGCGCGAGAAGGCACTAGCGGCGTTACAGGATATCCAAGCGATGCGGCGTGCCTTGCCTGCGGTACAGGCCGCGCGCACCGAGGCGCAGGCGCTGGCATCGCTGCGCAACATCGCCGGTGACGACGGTATGGATAAGGCGCTGGCCGCGATCCGGGGCAGCCAGCTGCCGGCCGGGCTGACTGAAAGCCAGGCGGTGGCCTTGCACCTGTGGTCGCAGGACACCGCACCGGTGACTTTGCCGATGCCGATACCGCCATGCTGCAATTGGCGCAGTCCGGCAAATTCAGCGGTGAGACATTGCAGCAGGCCGCACAGGCCGCCGTGAATCTGGCCGCGCTGACCGGCGAAAGCATCGACAGCACCACCGACAAAATCATCAAGCTGGCGGATTCGCCCACCGCCACTTTGGTCAAACTCAATCAGCAGTACCACTTCCTCACCGAAGCGGTTTACAAGCACGTCAGCGCGCTGGAAGACCAAGGCCGCGTGACGGACGCGCTGCGGGTGGGCGTGGAATTTTTCGCCGATGTGCACGAACAGCGGGTGAAAGAAGCCGAGGCACGCGCCGGCGCATTGGAGCGCGTGTGGAAAGGCCTGCGCGAAGTCATCGCCAACACCTGGAATGACATCAAGGACATTGGCCGTACCGATGCCGAGCACAGGCTGGAAGTTGCCAAGCGCGCATTAGGCGATGCCTACTCGCGCGCGCAGGCAGGGAGCCGGCCATTTGATGCAAGCCGCTATCAAGCAGAAATTGATGCCGCCCAGAAGGCCGTCGATGCGGACCAAAAAGCGGCCAAGGCAAAGGCTGCGACACAGGCCGCAAACGACGCGCGCGTAGCCGACGCAGACAAAAAGCGGGCGGCGGACAAGAAGCAAGCCGAAGAGGACGCGCGCAACTGGAGCCAGCGCGCCATTGGCGATCTGTCCAAGCAGGAGAAGCTGGAAGAAAAGATCAAGCAGATTCGCGCCGAAGGCGCGCGCCTGAACAAAACAGATGCGGAGATCAAAGCGCAGGAGGCCCAAGCCCGCGCCCGCTACGCCGAAAGCCTGCCCAAAGGCCGCGCCGCCGCCACCGGCAAAAAAACCGACGCCCAGCAGGCCGAAGAAGCCGCCCAGCGCGAGATTGCCAACCTGACCAAACAGGCCGCATTGCTGGGCCAGCTGGAAGACGGTGAGCGCAAAGTGAGCCATGAGGCGCAGGCCCGCTACGACATCGCCAACGGCATCTACCGCCTGGCCAGCGCCGGCACGCAGCAGCAGCTGATTGCCGCCGCCAAATTGAAGGACACTGAGGAAGCGCGCCGCGACGCGGCAGAGAAACAAAAGCGCGCCTTTGAAGACGCCGAAAGAGACTACGAGCGCCTGCGCAAGAGCCTGGAAACGCCGGTGGAAGCCGCCGCTGAAGAGGTCACGGCGAAGATCGACACGCTCAACAGGGCAATGGCCAACGGCGCAGTGACGGCGGACGAATACAAAGACGCGCTGAAGCGCATTTTTGAGCAGTCCTACCAGAAGGCCCCGGAGCTGCCAGGCCAGTTCCAGCCGGCCGGCGGCCCGCTGGGGGATGGCATTGAGCTGGCCCAGTACTCCGCCGCGCTGCAGAAATGGCGTGATGATGAAACCGCAGCAAACGACGACCGCTACGCCCGTTGGGAAATTTCGGAGACCGCCCACCAAGAGCGCATGGCCGCGATCCGGCGGGAATACGACGGCAAGAATCAGCAGCTCAGCCAGGCCAATTCGCAATTCATGCTGGGCACCGCCTCTTCGCTGTTTGGCAGCCTGGCTGAAATCGCCCGCTCTGGCGCCGGTGAGCAATCAAAAGCCTACCGCGCCCTGTTTGCGCTGAGCCAAGGCTTTGCCGTCGCGCAGGCGCTGATCGCGGTCTACCAGAACGCTGCCGAGGCCAGCAAACAGGCCGGCGGCTGGCCCTACAACATCCCCATCATCGCCGGCGCGATTGCGCAGGGCCTGGGCATCGTCGCCCAGATTCGCTCGGTGCAGCCCGGCGGTTACGCCGAGGGCGGCTACACCGGCCCCGGCGGCAAGTACCAGCCCGCCGGCATCGTGCACAAGGGCGAGGGCGTGCTGAGCCAAAAAGACATGCACGCACTGGGCGGCCCGTCCGGCTTTTATGCACTGCGCCATGCGATCCACAACGGTTACGCCGAGGGCGGTGTGGTCCACGCACCGGATTACGACCAAGGCTCCACGGGCATCCGCCTGAACGCCCCGCAGGCACCTGCCACGCAGCTAAAAAACAACATGCGCCTGTACAACTTGTTCGACATCGACGCATTGGCCCAGAAGCTGGCTATGCATCCGAAGATGGAAGAGAAAATCATCACGATTGCTGGCGAAAACGGCAACACCATCCGCGCCAGTTGGGGCTGGTGATGGGCGCGTTTACCACCAACGGTGCGCGGGTGTGGCCAGTGCCGCCGAACTGGGGCAGCGGCGTGACAGAAACCCTTGCATGGAGCACGGACGTACTGCGCGCAAGCGCAACGGCGGTTTCAGAGCATTGCAGCTTTCGCCTAGGGCCCCGGCGCTCGATGGCGTTCGAAGTGTGCGGCGTGGCGGCCCATCGGCGCATCGCAGACATGCTGCTGGCTGGCTATGGCGGCCGCTGGTTGCTGCCGCTCTGGCCCGACGCACAACGAACTGCTGCCGCGCTGCCGCCGGGGGCGGCGGCCATTGGCTGCGCCACCGATGGGTTTGATTTTGCAGCCGGCGGCGCCGCGCTGCTATGGGCCGCGCCCAACAGTTGGGAGGTTGCCAAAATCGACAGCGTGGGCGGTTCCGGCTTGATGTTGTCTTCACCGCTAGCGGGCAGCTGGCCTGCGGGCACCCGCCTGTACCCGCTGCGTGCCGCGCGGCTACGCGCCGGGGCAGAGGCACAGCAATTGGGTGACGACGCCAGCCGCCGGCAGCTGGAATTTGACATCGATGAGCCCTGCGACTGGCCCGCGCTGACATCGCCCACGCTTTACCTGGGCCGGCCGGTGCTTACGGTAAGGCCGGACGAAAGCGATGCGTCATCAAGCGGCGAAACCCGCCTGCTGCAAACCGTTGATTACGAGGCAGCGCTGCCGTTCTCGTATGACCTCCCGGGGCTGGCACTTCGCACCCAGAGCACGCAATGGAAATTGCACCGCCGCCCCGCGCACTCCTGGTTCCGCAGCCTGCTGTACACGCTGCGCGGCCGCGTAACACCGATGTGGCTGCCCAGCTTCGCCAGTGATCTTAAAATCGTCGCCGATATTGCCGCCAACGACGTCACGCTAGCCTGTGAATGGTCCGGGTACGCCGTGTTTGGTCTGGGCAAAGTCAACCGCCGCGATATCCGCATCGAGCTGGGCGACGGCACCATCTACTACCGTCGCATTACCCATGCCGCCGACGCCGGCGCGACCGAAACGCTGACCCTTGACAGTGCACTGTCAACGCAGGCCATCGCCGCATCGCATATTCGGGTGACCAGCTTCATGGCCCTATGCACGCTGGGCAGCGACAGCGTGGAACTCTCACACGTGACAGATCAAGACGGCCTGGCCACAGCAACGCTGGGCTGGGAAGCGGTGGTGCCGGATGCTTAGGTTCTCGAATTCTGAAACCCGCCTGTATCGGTTTGACCTGCAGGGCATCACCTGGCGTTTTGCGCAGGCCGATCGCGATGTTCCGCATGCCGGCAATACGTGGCTGGCCGCGCAGATCGAGCGCGACAATATCCGCCAGAACAGCGAGCAGGCGCAGGACAAGATCAAAATCCGCATGGCGTATTTGCGTGACCCCGCCGCGCCCGCAGGAGCGCGACCGGCGACCCAGAGTTTGGGCGATATCTGGCATCCGTTCATCCCCAGCAGCTCCGTGCGAGTCACGTGTTACACACTGGCCGCAGACGGCACGCTGACGTTCGACTGGTCCGGAGAAGTGCGCCAGCCGCGCTTCACCGACATTGAATTGGAACTCACCTGCGTGCCCGGCGACGTGCGCGGCGAGGCCCACAACCAAGGAATGAAATTCCAGCGTGCGTGTTCCAAGACCGTCTATTCCACCGGCGAGCGCGGCTGCAACCTGCCGCCCGCGCCACTGCGCATCGACACAACACTGTCTGCGGTAGCGGGCCTCACAGTGACATCGGCGGCGTTCACCGCCGCGCCGCATTCGCTGCAACAGGGCTGGTTGTATTGGACACGTGCTAACGGCGTGGTGGAGCGCCGCACCGTCATAAAGCACGCGGGGGATACGCTCACGCTGCTGTACGGCGGCCACGATCTGGCCAGTGGGCTGGCGGTCTCTGTTCTGCCCAACTGCCAAGGCACTTGGGCGGCATGCGCCTCACGCCGGGCAGACCCAGAAATGCACTACGGCGGCGCGATCTATGAGCCCGTCGAAAACCCCTACGACGGAGCATCCATGTCATGGGGCTGATACCGCACATCCCGTCGCATTGGAGAGACCGCGCTGCGCTGTACGCCCTGCGCCTGCGGTACTGGTGGCTAGACACCGAAGAAGGCAAGCGGGCTCACGTGTGGGCGTTTGGTGCGTCTGTGGTGGTGCTGGTGGTGCAGCTGGTGCGGCTGGTGGTTGCGGGGCTTTATCCGCCGCCACGCCATGAGCCTGCGCACGCGATCATTTGGTGGGTGGTGCAGCTGATCATCGCCATCATTATGGCAATCATCAGCCGCCCAATCCGTACCTCGTGAGCACCTTCGGCAGCCAAGCCGTGTCGTGGCAGGGCGTAGCCACGGTGGCGTTTGAGGGCGGCAAGTACGGTGCCAACAACCCCTACGCACAGAAACGCGCCCACAAGGTGGAGCGTATTAAATTCGGCTGGGATGGCACGGGGTGCTGGTATCCGGCGAAGGCGGCGGTGCCGTTGATAAAGGGGTTCTATTCTGGGTTTGAGAATCTGAATTGGGTTCTACCGGCCGAAGCCGGGCTTTCAACCATCACCGACGAATTCACACTTACCGGTGATGGTAGCGATATCACCCTGGTTGATCTGCGTCTAAGCGGTCGCATTGAGTACAGAATTTATGATGATGCAGTGGTTCCAATCCCGACTGCAGCAAATGTAGTTACCGCTGCGTCGGCGCACGCAACGGAACACTCATCGCACAACATCTATAAAATAGAGATAGATAATCCGCCACAAACCTACTACGTCAATTACAAGTCATCGTCAGACTGGACAACGGGTGCGTTTGAGTTTTCCGAGGTAGATCTGAGCGTTTTTGTGGGTAGCGACGCTACTGTAAAAGTCACCGCTGATCCGGTCGATGGCTATCAAGATGGACCCGCACCGCAGTTCATAAACATTGAAGTCGTTGGCGTCAACGGGAATGGCCTCTACGCCAAAAACCCCGCCCACATGATCCTATGGGCACACACGCAGCAGCATTGCGGCGCGCAGCCGATGGAAACGGTGAACATCACTAGCATCACCGCCGCCGCTGACTGGTTCTACGCGCAGGGCTTCGGCCTGTGCACGATCCGTTATCCAGACAAAGAAAGCGCGGGCGAATTCATCCGCCGCATCGAGCGCGTAGCCGGCTGCTCATGGACGCAGAATCGCGGCGACGGGCTGTGGTACCTAGATATCGCAAACGGCGTATACGATTTTGCCAGCCTGCCCATCCTCACGGATGACGACATCGTCTCTTTCGAGGAAATCCCGACGGTGCTGGACGATGCCATCAACAGTGTGAGCGTCAAATATTTTGACCCGCAGCGGAAGGAGGCCATCACTACGCGACCGCTCACAGCGATGGGGCTGGTGTCGGAATACGGCACCATCCACCAGACGTTCGAATTCCCCGAACTCCCGGTGGACAGCCTAGCCAATCGCGTTGCCGACCGTGAGCTGCGGGCACGCGCCACGCCCACACGGGTGTTCACACTAGCCACCACGCGCAAGACCGCCGGCTGGCGACGCAACACCTACTTCCGCTTGCAGCTACCCAAGCGCGGCATTGCCGAAATGATCTGTCTGCTGGTGGAAATCAACGGCGGCAGCCTGAAATCGGGTGCGGTGCAAATCAAAGCAACGCAGGATATCTACAGCTTGGCCGAAACCGCCTACACCGAGACCGAAACAGGCGTGGATACGCGGCCACCGTCTGAGCCTATCGACAACATTGATGAGGTTGTGTTCGAGGCGCCTTATGTAGATGTCATCACCGCCATGACCCCTTCGGAATTCGGCGCATTGCCTGCCGATGCCGGGTTTGTCGCAGCAGTGGCTGCAAACCCCGGCGGCATGCGGGATTTCACGCTGTATGCCGACCCGGGCACCGGCTATGTGGAACGCGCCACCGGCATCTATTGCCCCACCGCCGTGTTGGTGGATGCCATCCCGGGAGGCCAGCAAACGGGCATTGCCGTGGCGTCGGCCGATAGGCTGGCCAGCGTGGCCGTGGGCAGTGTGTGCCTGCTGGATGATGAGCTGTGCCGCGTGGATGCGGTGGACACTGCCACCCACCTGATTTCGCTGGGGCGCGGATGCG